GGGCAGCATCGCCCACAGCGGCAGGCTCTGCCCGCGTGGCGGCGGCTTCCAGGCCACGCAGGTAGCCGGGCAGGTCCGCAGCGGGAACGCCCAGTTTCTTTGCGCCGTATTCCTGCACCTGGGCCAGCGTCATTTCGGTGTGATCGAAAACGCCGACATGTTTGCGCAGGGCGCCCGCCAGTTTGTCACGCTGTGCAAACGCAGCGATCATGCGCGGCATGGCGTCTTCAACGGCTTTTGCAGCCGCTGCGGGCATATCTTCGTTGTCGTCGGTCTTCTCGGCAGCCGGTGCCGGGGCTGGCGTGGCCGCTGCTGGCGCTGGTGCGGTGTCCGCGTCGCTGGTTTCTTCTTCCAGCTTCTCGGCACGCGCGCCCACCGATTCACGAAGGGCCGCGAGCCCTTCCAGGATTTCGCGGTGCTGGGCTTCCAGCGCTTCAAGGCGCTGCTTTACTTCGTCGTCCATGGTTTCTAACTCCTTTGCATCAAAAATGAACCCATCTTGAACACTTACCGCAGGACCGCAGCGCCCCTGGTCAACGCTTGCAAGGTGGTTGCCCACAAGGTTGCGTTGTACAAAGTCGTATGCCTGCCCTTTGAAAGTACCCGGTGAGTATTCAAACTCGGCCAGATAGCCTAATGATAATTCCTTAATGCCCTGTTTCAGTAATGCCGCCTGATTTGCGGTAAGAACTTTCAAATTACCGTAGAGCGTGCCGTCCTTGTAATAGACCTGCTCGCCCACAATGCCGCCAATGCCAACGGTGCCCGCGTCTGCACCATCTGCGCCCATGTGGGTATGCCCGGCAATCCACGGCACTAGCTTAAAAGTCTCTGCTGCGCGTTCCAGCTCCTCGCCTGGGCGATACACGTAATAGAGCTTGTCAGGCTCTAGCCCCTCGTGCCCGATAGTCTTTCCCAGATACGGGAAAACGCCCTCAGTGCTTAACGGGTTGTCTGCGTATGTGACCCACCCGTTAACATCAGTTTCGGCGCGGTCCATGGCGATACCTGCAGTTGCAAGCGCAACAAGACCAGCAGTGTCCATAAACATGCGTTCAGGCAGCGCGGCAGGCGATACCCATTGCCATGCGTCGTGTTCACCGTCTGCCATTACCGGCGCAAACATGGGCACCATTGCAGAAAACGCCGTGAACGTGAAGCCGTCCGGTTGCTGCGATTCACGGATAGGCTTTAGCTGCGCGTCCACAAGCTCTAGCCCGGTTTCCTCGCGGACTTCTCGGATAGCGTTTTGTGCGGGGGTTTCTGCGCCGTCCGCCTTGCCGCCAGGAATACCCCATTCGCCACCAGGGCGGCGCAACAGCAAAACCGCGCCCTCTGCATTGCGGACAACCACACCGGCTGCGCGCGTAGTCGAATCACTCATTCTCTTTTACCTCCTTCACGCGCAGCACTGGCCGCGCAATACAACCACAATACGGTAACACGCCAGGGTGCGCGCGCTCGCCTGTCCGTTCGTCTGCAACTGGCGGATCGTCCCACCGGAAAATGCCGCCGTTCAACCCTGCGGGCCACCTGTGCATGTGGTGCTCGCGCGGCTGGTTAGCGCCGCCACTATGCACCCATTCATATTCATCTAGCCCCGCTTCTTCCATCCGCACTTTGTTAATCCCGGCGTAAGCCTTGCGCGTCTGGTCGCGGGCCACATTTTGCGCCCAGTTCTTAACCTGCACGTTGCGCTTTTCTAGTTGGGGTATCAGGTCCGCAAGCCCGTTGCCCGTGGTGATAGACCGCATCACATCGCCCTGAATCTGCGGGATGTACTGTGCGGGCACGCGCTTAATCAGCGCTGCTGCCTCTTGTGTGGATGCGTCTATCTGTAGCTGTAGCCTGGGGCCAATAGACAGCGTCATTGCCTCGCCCAGTTCGCGCATGCTGCGGCCTAGCTGCAAGTTACTCGCGGCCACCGTGCCCGCTGTCATGCGCTTACCAATAGCCTCAGACTCTGCGTCAAACAGCAGTCCCCATTTGTCGGTTAGCGATTGCATCAGCGCCGCTGCACGCTCTGCGAAGTTCGGGGCATCGTAGATAACACCCAACTCCAGCGCCTGCCGGTCTTCCACACTGCGAAGCTCGCGCCATGGCAGCGTGCGGATAGCCTGCTTTACGTCCTTGAACATCGCAGCAACCAGACGCCGCATTGCCCGCTGCGTCTGTGCCGTAACGTATGCAGGGTGTAGGGGCACACCGCCCCTACGAACGCCGCGCCGTGGAGTCACAGCAGTGGCCCCAGCGGATCTAGCGTGGGCGCTTCTGGCGCGTCACCGTCCAATTGCCCGGAGTACATACCCCCGTCTTTCTCGTTGAGACGCTTGCGCGATTCGTCGGGGCCGATAACGCCAGCAGTGATAAGCGCTGCGTCTGCCTGGGCTTCTGACAATTCCGTAGCAGCAGCGTCGGACGCCGTAGGCACTGCGAGCGGGTTCCACTCCGCAGTAACCACAACGCCTTCAATACCCTGCGAGCGCGCAAGCAATTCATAATGCCGGTCAAGGAACGGCTGCAAGTCGTTTTCTTGAATGGACTCCAGCGACTCATGATAATTACGCTCGTCGTTTTCACCGGTAGCGTTAAAACCCTTCGCGCTGGTGCCTAGCAGTTTGGTAGCTGGCACCTCGGCCACAGCCGCGACAAGCTGATACTGCGTCATGATTAGCGCGTCAAGGTCTGCTAGCGCCGTGTCGTGCTGCACATGGTCTTCTGCAATGTCGATAACACGAACGCCCGTGTTACTCCATAGTTCTGTCTGCTGCCGGATTTTTTCTTGCAGCTTCTCATAGTTCGCTAACGCGCGGTCAAGGTCGGTTTTATAGACCACCGTTCGTTTTGTCAGGGCCAGCAATGGCGCTTCGTTGGCGCTGCGCTCTGCACCATAAACGCGTTCCATAATCAACTGCGGCAGCGGTATGCCCCCGTAGTAGTACGCCGGTTTGAGAATGTCCGCTAGCAGCCCGTGCCGGTAAATCACAAGGTGCGAACGGTGGTATTCCTTACCGTTGATCGTCCAATACTCCGGGTCGTAGAAGTGCGGGCGGTCTGGCTGTGTGGTCGTGGCGTCTGGCGCGGTCCAATACGGGTCAACCAGCACCCAGCCCTGAAACATGCCGGGCTTTACCGCGTCGGGGTTGTACGGTAGTGCATACGCTTCGTCGCGGTTCTCGTAGTTCACCTGGGGTATTGCAATACGCACACCGAACACGCGGCCCATGGTGAGGAAATCGCGCAGCACGCGCTTAATCCCCATGCGGCGGTCTGCAGCTTCTAGTGCGGCGGTCTGCAATTCGTTGTCGATACCGGTGATGCGCCAGCCGTTGCGCAACGCGTCACGGGCGGGCATGTCGCACGCCTTGAATACAAGCCAGTTTTGCGCCACCAGCGCGGCTAGCTGGTGACCGATAAATCCCTGGTTAGCGAACCACATTACCAGCGCTTCGGACAGTGTAGCGCCTGGGCTGGGCTGCGCACACTCTGCAGAATCGCCCACACGCTGGGGGCCTGCGCGGCGTGGCGCCGGTAGCTTTGCCAGCACGTCTGCGACACTGTCGCCCTTAAAAAACCCCCCTGTGTCCGCGTCCCACCAGCCCACCCGGCGCGCTGTGTTTGGCGCCTGGGCCTGTGGCGCTTCTGCAGGCTTAGTGCCCCGTACCCAATCGAAAAAACCCATATCGGTAACTCCTTTAAAAATCGAGAATGCCACGGCGTTTGCGGTGCTGTGGCGCAAACAGAATTACAACACTGTCAGCAAGGTTTGGCGATGGCATACCATCCGGCGCCTTGTCTATTTTGATTTTGCCCGCGTTGTCGATGGTGTAGACCACTTGGGACAATTCGCGCGTGAGCTTTGACAGGTGCGGCAAGTTGGCAGGAATGCTAATGCAGTCTGCCAGCGGTATATCTGTTTGGCCTTGAATAACGCGCTGATAGGTTTTCTCAAACCGGCGCCGCATAGCCCACCACGACTGCGCCTTGCGGTTGCTGAAAAAGTCTTTGTTAGTGCGCCCGTTGTGGCCGCGCTTGTGGTCGGGCTCAATAGCGAATTCATCAGGGCGCACCACTTCCCCGGACCCGCGATATTCCACCGCAGTGACCTGGGCGTTAGCACGCGCGGGACGCTCGTTGATTACCCGCATATCACCACGCACACCAGCGCCCAGCCCGTCCGCGTCGTATTGCATGGAGCTAATGCCGTGCGTATCGCACAGCAGCGCGGCGCGCTCAGACGTGGCGAATATGTCGCTGGCCTTGCCGCTCCATTCCTCGATAAACGTAAGCAATGTGCCGTCCCGCGCTGCCCATGCGTTTTTGTCGATACCTTCGTCTGCAACGTCTAGCGCGGCGCTGCGTTCGCCCGATTCGTGCGGTGCTGCCACAGCGGCTTGCACCCATACTTGCGGGATTAGGATACCGTCCTTGGATGCGTTGTAATCTATGTCAATTTCCTGGGCCACAACCACAGCAGGCAGGCGGGCGCATTCTGCGTCGTACCACGCTTGATCCTTGCGCGGATCGCGTCGCCAGTGCAGGGTGAACACCGGCACGCGCCCGCTGTGGCGTTTCTCTGCAAACAGGTTATCGCTGCCATTGATAGACGACAGCGATATGCGGCATCGCGTTGTTTGCGATAGCGCAGCCTCTACCGACATTTGATTACGCATGAACGCGTCTTCGTCGGTCAGATACATGGACGTACGACCCCCGCGCCCGATGTTCTCGCCAGCCTCACCCAGAATCACGGCGCCCGTGTGTGGGAACCGTAGCAGCATGTATGTGTTGTGTTCCTTGTTTGCGGGCGTCCAGCCGCTGCGGAACTCATGGGGCACATGCTCAAGGAATAGCCGGGCTTTGTAGAACAGCGTGTTCGGGTCGCCCAGACGGTCCACTAGCATTTCTTTGCGGCTACCAACCCCCGCAGTAAATCCACGCTGGAACAACGCCAGGGCGCAGAACAACGACATTATGGCCACACTGCCGCCCATGTCGCGCGACTTCTCGATAAGCCCAGACTGCCCACCCCGCCAGCGCTCTAGCATCCATTGCATTAGCTCTGTCTGCGCCTCAAACGGCACGAACGGTATGAGGGCCGGTAGCCCGCGCTCTACGTTCCGGGGGTCGAACGTCACGCCCCAGTCACTCACGAACTGAATAGGGTTGTCGCGGTAGAAAGCACGAAGCCCCGGCAGGCGGTTACGGCCTTCGGGGCTTCTGAGTCGGCGCAGCAGTAGCGCGCGCCGCTTGAGTATTGCCGTGTAATCAGGTTTCTGGTAGTCCATGCGGCTGATTATCGCCGCCCGGCATGGTGTGGGGTGTTAGGCTAGTTGGTAGGACTCCACACCATGCC